TTCCAATGGAATGATCTAACCACCAGGTAAGTATCTACACGTACTATATTTACCTGAATGGCACATTATTTTGTGCGGGGCTTCACACATCTCTAACTTGCAGTCTCTATAAATCCGGGCTTCCCCGGCAAATTCAAGACTTCTGAAAAAGACGTGTTGGGGAAGGCCCATGAGCACACTCAAAAACAACATGAGTATGACCACCTAGGCGACTGCTGCCTAGTAACCGGCTGAACCGGCTGTGCGTTTTACAATAAAGTTGGATTATAGTAAACCGGAGGACAAGAAACGAACCCGGATAAACTATAATCATCCGCAGCGGACACATAAATTGTCAATTGCCCGCTTTTGGCTGAAGTGGTTGTGTTAGTCACAACTGTTTGTATTTTAACACCTTGGTTATGAGCCAAAGAGTTATCGCCTAAACGAGGCGAGGCAAATCTTCTTGCCGAATGATAAGGAATCTCAAAATCAACTTGATTCCTACCTCCGTCAATAGACGAACCAAGTGCCATGCCAGCAGCACCTGATGAAGGGAGATTTAACAAATACGCTCGCGCACTGGCGGACGTAGATGTTGGTGTATTTACGTTCAAAGGGATAAAAACGAAATTAGTGTTAGTAGAATTACGCACAGCGCGTAATTCATTAACATTAAGTCCAATATTGGACGTGTCGCGAACTCTCCATCTGAGGCCCCCTCTCCTCATCATGAACATAGCAGAAAACCATGCTAAGGGTGTTTGATACACATAATTATACGGCTGCGTACCTGCAGTGTGCATAGCACCTGGAGCTTTACCTTTATTTAAAGGAAAAGCACACATATTGGCTTCTATTGACACCGTGGAATTCGGAGCTATTCCTACAAACGGTAATGTGGTATAAGTGGTATACCTTTTCAATAAATAGCGCAATGATTCAACAGAATCTCCATGGTGAACAAGTGGTGCACGGTCTTTTTCAGACAAATAAACTCCAAAGGTAACATGTGGTTTGGTTACTAACGGGGACATTAAATCATCCTGCATTAGCTCTCCACTCTGTGGGAATAATGTGTAATTATCAAGTGCATCTGTTGGATCATAAACCTCAAAATCATGCCCAGCCGACAAAAACACTAAGATATCAATGTCAGCAGCTGCAACTCCATTAGCGGTCAGATCATTCATAACAGTGATAGACAATGAACCATTGTCAAATGAAGCATCATGTGTTAACGCTGTAGGAGCTATCATAGTTGACGACGCGATTTGTCCAGGTCTACTAGGCCGCAAGTATGGTTGATGGGCCATATATCCTACATCAATAATTGCTTCATGATTTTCAGATAAATCCCATATATAAGAATATGTGGTGTTATATTCCAAACCAGCTGCAACTTGAGAAGCAGTTACACCATTTGGGTCGTATGTTATCCTTAACCTACCTCTATGGAAAGAACTAGCCACTGCAACAAAACGAAAGCGCAACGAACCTCGCCATTGACGAAACATTTGCGTAATGTACGATACCGGTGGCATAGCCAAAACTTTGGTAGACTGTGCCCCAGGTCCTTCAATAAAATGATTAGGGGAAACTTTGATATGTAAAAACGTCTGTTCAGGCGTGAACGAAGACTTCCAACCAAAAGTTGAAATCAATGAAGGAATCTGCATAAGGGTTTTCAAATTCATTTCGTCAACTCTTGCCAAACCACACACAGATGGATCATGCGTAACCTCTTGTTTGTCATCATACGTCATTTTATAAACAGGATCGTGTTGGACTGCACTGGAAAAATTTGGTACAGTTCTAGGAACCATATATCCAATGTTACTTACAACTGTAGGTTTACTAAAACCTAATGCTATAGCAACACGCGAAGCTTTCGTTAAAATCTCTTGAGTCGCCATGGCATACGGTCGTATAGACACTATATTAGATAAAGCTCCCGCAACCCTAGACAACACAGTTAAAGTGTTAGAAGTGACCTGTTTGCCATACTCATCTCCAGACTGTGGCACCATACCCACTGTGTTAGATTGAGTAGGTGCACCAAGTACAACGTTTTCTGCCCAACACAACACTGTCATTGTTATCGGATCATTAACCGTGGACAATTGTTTCAAAGGTGATAATTCAGAAATGGCAATGAAGCCAGTAGCTAAATGTTCACCTGCGGGGGCATCAAATGCGTTAAAATGGTGAACATAAGGTAACCTCAGACAACCACCTTGACAAGTGGTGGGGTTAATAAACACGTGTGGTGGTTGTGACAACAAAGCCTTGTACGGATTTAAAGCTGTTTGAATAGTTGTTGGTGTCAAAAAAGCCTCATTCGTTGAATTTGAAATGGCTGAAGCCATCCACCTCCCATAATGAAACGGAGTACCATTGACCATAAATCTAAAACATAAATCCAATTTAATGTTTCGATAATTAGTCATTCTATTAACAACTCTCTTATTAGAAAAATAATTAGAAGGTTGTATAACATCAATAATAGTGGTGGCGACTGTCGAATTAGGAGTATAAACTTTTTGAAAAACTTTTACAGGTCGAGACAAGAACTTCGCTAATGAAACTTCGTCTGTATCAACATTATAATAAGTAGCGTCACGCTCTGCATCGTAAGACATTTCATAATGCTCAGTGTCGTCATCCAAAGTTGTGATCACTTGCGTTGTGGATCCTTCCAAAACGTGCATCATGTTTGAATCCACTTCACCACTTTGTGGAACATATTGTGAAAACATAGGGACAATGCATATTATTTCCCACAATGTGTCATCGTCTCCAAAGAAAGGTAAATCAATTTCACCACTCTGTGGCTTATTTTGTTTGTCTTTCTCAGCTTTCTTGGCAAGAGCTATTCCAAAGGCATCCACAAACCAATTTGATTGAGGAGGTGCCTGTGTGAAATTTCCAAGTTCATAATACAAATAATAAGCATCACGATAGAACTTAACACTGGCAAACGCCTCCAAAACAACAGACCCATCAGAATATAATAACTCAGGTGGGACTGCAATGCCGTCATAATAGCCAAGAAACGGGAACACGCCAGATTGAGGTTGAATGCCAGAATGTGGCGTCAATGGAAAATTGTCAACACTAGAAGATGGAGATAAATCATCACAAGTAACACAAGACAACAACTCAGGATGACATACACCGCACGCTTTTGAGTGCCAATATTGGTATGTAGGGCCGCTGCATGAGAATCCAACAAACTGTGGATGCGCATGATATGTGTAACAATGATCTGAGTCGGGCTTTCGAAGCCTCCCGTCAGACTCAGAAACGGAAGACATGTAAATCGGGCTATCCGGCCCTTCGACTGGGGTTATGGTCGCTGTAGACCCCATGTTTGTGTATAGTTTTGACCTCGTGCCTATACGTGCACCTTGTTTAGATTTGCTGAAGGATTAATTTAAACAGAGCCATCACCCTCATAAGGCCCTGAGTCGAAATGTCCAATACTCATCTCCCAGACAAGCCTCGATAAATCTTGAGTATGATCTACCTGGTAACCAGTGTCTGGTTCATCTCTAACGTATTTGTTTCGCCACATTTCACAACGATCAAAAAATGTTAGGTGGTTGGTCTTCACAAACCTTTCGAGGTGCTCTTCTGTAATAAACAGATTCACCTTACCTCGAAATTCTTCATACACCTCCTCCCCATGAGCAAAAAGCTCTAATAGTGCGCCATCTAAAATCTGACCAAAAATTTCAGACGGTGATAAATGAGGAGTCGGAATTCCACACGTAATAGATTTCAACACGCTACTGTACGCTAGCGCGCCCAAGTGGTGCTCTAATTGTGGTATATACACACTCTTCCTTTTTAAAAAATCAACTTCACGAGTATTGTAAAACAACTCATGTGTTCCCTCTTTGTCGGGTGGTGTGTACTCTATGCCGTATAAGTGCAAATAATGCGCTTTTACCTTAGCATTAAACCACGAACAAGACGTTGAAACCGTGCCAATGTCGTCATCTCCGTACGTCATCATATGTACATTTTTACGAAACGGAGGGGGTGGTTTTTGTGGTGAACTATCATAATAAGCACAACGAGAATTTAAACTATTAGCGGTGCTATTCACATATGATGTCATATTTTGCCCACTGGCGTTCCCGCGGGACATCATCACAAGTGCTCCATAGTACATAACCATAAATGTAGTTAAGTCTGGTACCATGGCGCTCATAATTTTTAATTCTTCATCCGTGTACCCAACAACACGCGCAATGCGCATGTATATAGAGTAACACGATTGTGTAACATTCAAAAATTCCTTTTGATCATATCCCTTATAGTCGCCAGCTATGCATCTATGTTTACCAAAATGCTCAACATATTCCAAAAATTGGTCCCATTCCAACGAGTGACTATTTACGCCAATAGCACATTCAGCCAAAATTGGCAATTCGCTCAACAATCGGGCAATGGGTAACCAATATTTACGAACAATCAACTTAAATGGAGTGCCATTTCCAAAGAATACGCGAACTTTATCTTTGCCCAACTTCACTGGCTCATCTTTCAAATGAGCTATGAAAACTGGAAAACATCTTCGTCCGGCGGCATATTCATTTTCCATACGCGTGACTTCATCCCAAATTTCAGGGTAAATAAAATCACGCTCACCATCAGCGCCAGTGAGATATTCGCTCGTTTTCCCTTTCAGTGGATAACCTGCTGCTGTGTTCGTCTTCAAGGCATCTAAAAAACGCACTCCAGGCACGCCATTCACGTTTTGTTGATTCGTTAAAGGACGAATTGTTTCACTCATCCCAAACCCGAGGCGTTTTAATTCACTTATAATTGGTAACATATAATCTAATACTGCCCATTCAAGAGCATCAAGCGATGGGCCTATTACTGGCGTTGCAAACTCAGCCATGTTCTTAGAAAAATGATACCATTTGGGAGGCGCGTTCATATTAGGCGGACCATGGGCAATTGGTATATCAAACCTATTTAAAAATTTGACACCCAACTGTCTATAAACCACACTAGTATGGTATTTATGAGTGGGCCCAATAGTGCCAAAAACGGTGATGTTTGCTCCAGGTTCTAAAAATTTCGCAGGATGTTTAGCCGCTATTCGCGGCTCCAACTCTTGTGGTAAACTGTTCGGAATGTTCTTCGCAAAATCTAAGTTTATATACCCCTCAGTCCCACATTGCACGGCAGAAACCAAGCGCTTAAATAAAATATCAGATGCATCTTGAACCATAGTCCGAGTTAAAGCCCCAGCGCACCCACGTGGTGAGCCTGTCAAACCACCTAAATGAAAACCTACAATACAAGGAGGTTTTGTATCAGCAACCCACACGCCCATACACATGCCATTAAAAGTGTGCCCAGTGTCGAGCATATAAGAATAACCATTAAACCTGCACCCTTGGGCCCCAGTATCTTGGGGTCCATATTTTAGTCGTGCCGTGTGATGCTGTAGCGCACCATTAGGACCGCGAACTACCATCTGGGATGGAATGTCACGTTCCAAAACGTTTTCTGGAAACCAATCTTTAACGCTCTTTCTAGGCATTGCGTTCGAGACATAATACGCACACAAATCGGTGTTTGGAATATGAAACCACGCCTTCTGTGAATATACAAAAGTTTGAGTGTGGTTGTTGGTAACATTCCCATCAACATATTTCTCGCGAGAGACAATGCTTATTAAATCCAAACCACTGTTGTGTACTAATTTCAGAAAATGCAATGGTACAATACAAATATTTTGCTCTACAAAAAATGCATTAACAAACTTTGTCCCATTCACAAAAAGAACTAAATTCTTTTTACAAACTTCTAAAACATCTGCGCTCACGCTAGTGGCGGGAGCCCTAACTTGTATAGGCTCCAAAACAGTGGTTGACCAACAATTTACTTGCGAAGAATTTTTCTTTACTTCTTCCATTGACAGAGGAGTCAAATTTCCCTGTGGCTCAACCTTAACTTGTTGTTTCACCATTTGCCAAAACGTGCGTAACATATATACAACGATGACACATTTTATTGTACATGCAATAGCCAAATAGGATCCGTCCAATGTTCCAAACTTGTAATGTTGAAATTCAGCGCGCCGGAACTCGCGTAAACGATTATGCATTAAACCAAACGTTGAATAAATGCATCCAACAACCCATAGTAATCCTGTGCCGTAGGCATGATAGGGCATAATAGGGTAAAATGGAACCAGTGCTAAATAACAAAAATTACGTATGTCTGCAAGAGGATCTAATCCAAACCAAGATAACAGATGTGATATCCCTGGTATTGTCCATGTCTGAGCATCTCTACAAACTTTTTTCCACTTATCATTAATTGCATTCACATCGACAAAATGTGGTTGGTAATTCTTATGTGGATACTCTTCTTTGTATTTATTGCTTAAAAATGCTGGGACTGATTTTATTGTCTTCAACACAGTTTGCTGTTCAACTTTATGGGTCGATGACATCTGCAAAATAAACTCATTACACTCATAAATGGACATAGGTAAACACTCTTGTGGACCAATCCCTGGTTTCAAAGGAACTCGCATGACCTCTGCAACGCCTCCCAAAGATTTATTATCGGTCGATCTCACAGTCCACATTCGGATGTTCCATATGTCAGGTATGGTTATTTGTTCTTCTGAAGCATTTTGAGATTTTAACGAACTAACAAACCTGCTAACCTTTTCCTTATCTATCATCATGTTTTGAGGCAAGACTGTAGGGTCAATTGCAAATTCTGGTTTGACCTGAACATTGATAATAACATTAAAACGTCGCATAATTGAAACTGGTTCGTTCGAATATACTTTGGCCTGCAAATCTTCGACGTTTGTGGTAACAACAACAACCTTTGGAGTTAATGGTATCTTACCCTTTGAAGACAAATCTGCCATTACAGGATAAGCTGGCACATTATTAATATACTCGACAATTTTCTCTAAAGGTGACTTCTTGGTGAAGGACTCTTTTGTGTTACACATGTCATCCAAAATGATAGCTTCTGTGCCATATGAATAATTAGAAAAGAATTCATCATTAGGATTTGTCACCTTTCGCAACTCAAAATCTGGATTGCCACCTTGGCCAATAATGCTTATCGTAGTAACTATGCTAGTCAAAGTGGATTTACCTACTGATGACCCACCATGAATTAAAATACCAAACGGTGCAGATCTTAATTGTCCACACAACATTAGTCGAGTTAAATCAACCATGTAAGTCTCTATTTCCGTCCATTTTCGCTTGACTATGACAGCTTCGTGAACGTTGACACGCGTCAAAGATTGATACACTTCTTTGTAATAAGCTACCAACTTCGACGCTTGTTCACGAAAATCACAGTCATCCAAAAAAGGAGTTATTTCCCATGCTAAATCTTTAATAGCATTCCAATTTGATGTTATTTTGACATGTAATTGGGCCATATCATAAGCAATAGTGGAATCGAACAATAACGGTCGAAAACTTTTGTGTTTAAAACACATGTACCCAGTAGTCACAAAATATTCAGCCATATTGGCCAGCAAATCAAATATGTCAGTAATAGATGGTTTGGTTTTTTGTAATGATTTAAGAAAACCTTCGCGAAAAAATTTGATTCCAAACATTTCGAATTGAATTCCTATGGCTTCACAACAACCGTGAGATACCAACATAGAAAATAATTGAACAACATATGTGAATGCAACAGACTTCTTAATTGCAGAGTAAAAGTCAAATCCTTTTTTAAAAAACTGCATAAACTCCGTAAAATCAAAATATCCATCAGATTGCACTTTTATTTTAAACATATTAGTGTCTACAACTGATGAGAATAGTTCTTCAATATGTGGAGACAATAATTCAAAACCCAATGCTCGGGCAGAATTATAAGTAATGCATAAAAACTGCTGCATAGAAGCACTATCTTTAACTGCCAACAAATAACAAGCCCAAATGTCTGCGTTTTTCAACGAAGGGCACATGACATTGTATATGGAAATACAACGTTGTCGAATAGGTCTCCAAAAAACTTCATCGAAATTTACAAACCGGAGTAAGTGTATTTCGGCGAAATGTCTACTACGCTGAGTGCGCACAAAATCGGCTCCTAAAGCACGATTTAAAATATCTATAGGCATTTTATCAAGAATTAATGCCATAGAAAAACGCGAAAGATTGGATGATGTAGACTTCATACAATCAGAAATGTTTGTGGCTTTTCTCACCACGTTCGAAGCAAAATATCTCCATTTCACTAAAACAGAAGGGAAAAAGTAATAATCCCAATGCTCATCAGAATCCTCTGCCCAATGTGCATCATTGTAAATCAAGGGATCATCAGAAGCCGACCACGCAGGTTCGGATTCCTCTGTCGAATAATCAATGTTATCGTTACGATCCCCAAACCACGTAAAACCAGCATGTGGTTTGTCACCTCTTTTGGCCAAAACCTCTTTCATAAAAGAACCGTTTTTGCCTTTTCTGTTTTTCAAAGATTGGATAATTTTCTTTTCAATAATTTTCTTCTCCTTATTCTTACCGCGTTCGCGATAAGTGCGTTTACTCGTTGCATAATCCTTTTGTTCCCCTGATTGAGGTGAATCTAACAACGTGATTAAATTTCGTTTGCACGAAAAGTCCCGCTTACTCAAGACTGTAATCTTGAGTTTTTTCGGAGCGCACACAAATTGTGTGCATTGGCATTCGTCCAATGGACAAACGCACTCTACGCAATATTTTGCGCCAGTGTTAATGCATAATAAGTATTCTAATACTGATTCTGTAACACATTCCGTGACTTCGCTTGCGCAGGTTGTCACAACCTCTTGGCACATTTTAAGATTTTTTACGGGGGTGCTCGCTGAGCTTCGCCAAAACGTAATTGTCATAAAAAAAGGTCGAAAAGGTTATATGAGCGTGAACCTTTGTCTTTACACTAAATCTTAAATGTTCAACTAAATGATTATAAAAATCAACAAAACAGAATAAAATCACATCGCTATGGATCTTATGCTTTTGCTGCCTAGACAAATTCCTAGATCCTGTTTTGCCCCTAATTATATTAATTATTATATCCGAGTCTACTAAAAAAAAGCGTGATTCTCACCACTCAATACGTGTGATCCATCTATAGGCTGTGCTAAACCTAAAGAATACACACACGCGTAAAAGCGAGGTTACAGATAATTTTCAAAACATGTTCGGAACTTTCTAACACAAGTAATTTACTAATTTAAAATTTCAACACCAAATCGCTAAGTTATATTCAACTAATAAAACGTCTGCCAAAAAAGGCGTCGAAAGCGCATAATGTTGCCATATGCAACGTATATCTCTATACGTTTCTCGTTCCCTAGTACTATAAAAGTACTAGGACGCAGGACTCCTACCGCTGTTAAAGTTTGTCACGTACGAAAACCAGTTATCACTGATTTCCTATCCACACAGATATACATCGGAAACGGATCTGTGTTTCGTCAAAAACACATCAATATAATCATCAATATATTGAAGTGTTGCAACAACACCGTTAGTTGTTGTTGGCATCCCAAATTGTTCTCTTTGAGACAACAGATAATTTACTATCCTAATAAGTAGTATTTTATCTTGCAAAGCAAATGAATTAAAATAAATATCTCATTTCTTTCCTCCTACTAGTCCGGGCGCATGACCGGCTAGGGCAGAATACATGACCGCGCCATGTACAAGGGAGGTACGTATCGCACCTCAGTAATCAATATGACTAATATTATTTCTAAAGCAGATACAAGTACAAGAAAAACCTATGTTATAT